TGTTCTTACTATGCGAGTGGGTAAGATACTTAGTTGGTACCCAGAGCATGTAAAAATAAAAGTCTATAATGATAGAACTGGTCGAAAAGAAGACATTGTGTTGTCTAAACGATCAGTAGCTATAATTGAGAGCCCTCTATATTCTGTAATTAACGAGCCTAACTCTACTTTACAGCGATTGATAAGAAAGATGATTTTGTTGGACGAGACAGATGAAAAAACGGCATCCGGTAAACTCGATCTTATTATTCAATTGCCGTATGTAATAAAAACAGATGCTCGAAGAAAACAGGCGAGAGAGCGAATGCAAGATATTGAACGTCAGTTGGCTGGATCCAAATACGGTGTTGCTTATACTGATGGTACAGAAAAAATAGTGCAACTTAATCGATCTTTAGAGAATAATCTTCTAAATCAGGTTGATAAACTTAGAGAGAATCTTTATGCGCAACTTGGTATAAATGAGGAAATTCTTAATGGTTCAGCGGAAGAATCTACAATGTTGAACTACTATAGTAGAACCACTGAGCCGATCATTTCTGCAATTGTAGATGAATTTAAGAGAAAGTTTCTTAGTAAGACTGCCAGAACACAAGGGCAGTCTATTTTGTTCTTTAGAGATCCATTTAAGTTGGTTCCTGTTAACAGTATCGCAGAGATAGCTGATAAGTTTACCAGAAATGAAATAATGACTTCTAATGAGATACGTCAGGCCATCGGTCTTAAACCATCTAGCGAACCGAAAGCCGATATGCTTATAAATAGTAACCTCAATCATTCGCCAGAAGAAATGGATCTTTCAGGCGAAGGATATGAAGAAGAACAATACGAAGAATAATAAGAAAGGAGTGCCTCAAAATGGAAACATATGATTTCTCAGGATATGCTACCAGAAATGATTTGACATGCAGCGATGGACGCATTATTCGAAAGAACGCATTTGCGCACTGCGACGGAAAGAAAGTTCCTATTTGTTGGAATCATGAGCATGATGATCCGACAAAAGTTCTCGGCTATGCCATTCTTGAAAATAGGAATGACGGGGTCTATGCTTACGGATCATTTAATAGTACCTCGAATGGCCAGGATGCAAAGATGACAGTAGAGCATGGCGATGTAACATCGCTGTCTATTTATGCGAATCAGCTTAAACAGAATGGTAATGAGGTTATTCACGGCGAGATTCGTGAATTGTCTCTTGTCCTTGCTGGTGCAAATCCTGGAGCATACATTGATTTTGTTGTGAAGCACAGTGACGAAGGATCAGAAGAGATCGAAGAATTGTATGCCAATTATGATGAGCGAATTATGATTCATGCCGCTGATGCCGAAAAGTCTGATGATAATAAAGAAGATTCTAAGGAGGAAAAGCCTGTGGCTGAAGAAAAAACGGTCGGCGAAATTTTTGAAGCTATGACCGAAGAACAGAAAAACGTTGTATATATGCTTGTTGGCCAGGCTCTTGAAGAAGCCGGCGTAAAAGATTCTGAAGGAGGTTCCGAAGTGAAGCATAATGTTTTTGACAACGATAGCCAGGAGGAAGTCCTGGCACATTCCGAAATGATGGCTAGCGCTCTTGCTGATGCTAAGAAGTATGGCTCTCTGCGTGACAGCGTTATGGCTCATGCTGAGGCGTCTGGCATCACGAACTATGATTATCTGCTGCCCGAGCCCGAATCTCTGAATACTCCGCCCGAGTGGATTAAGGAGAATGATGACTGGGTTAGCAAGGTTATGCGTGCTGTTCATCATACCCCGTTCTCTCGGGTTAAGAGCATGTTTGCTCAGCTCGATGAAACCGAAGCTCGTGCTAGAGGTTACATCAAGGGCAACATGAAGAAGGAACTGGCTCTGGCTGTTCTGAAGAGAACGACTCTGCCTACCACGGTGTACATTAAGATGAAGATGGATCGGGACGATATCGTTGACATTACTGACTTCGATGTCGTTGCGTGGCAGCGTGCTGAAATGCGTAGCCAGCTGGACAAGGAGCTTGCTCGTGCGATGCTGCTGGGTGATGGTCGTGATCTGTCCTCTGATGACAAGATCAACGAGCAGAACATTCGTCCTGTCCTGACCGATGATGATATGTATACCATTAAGTATACGGTCACCGACGGTACTGACTACAATGACGATTTCAACTCCGCTTCTGCTAATGACTCTGAGGCGAAGGGCATCATTCGTGCTGCTGTTAAGTCCCGTAAGGAGTACAAGGGTTCCGGTAATCCGACCTTCTTCACCACCGAGGAAGTTCTGACCAATCTGCTGCTGATCGAGGACCAGAATGGCCGCCGGATCTATGAATCTGAAGCGACTCTGGCCACTGCGATGCGTGTTAAGGAGATCGTGACGATCCCGGAGATGGAGCTGGCTGCGTATAACGATATCTATGGTATCATTGTTAACATGGCTGACTATAACACCGGTGCCGATAAGGGCGGTGCTGTTGCGATGTTCGACGACTTCGATATCGACTACAACCAGCAGAAGTATCTGATGGAGACCAGGATGTCTGGTGCTCTGGTTCGTCCTTACTCCGCTATCGTCCTCAAGAAAGAGAACGTCTAATTATATTTGTTGAATTGGAGGATTGAACAATGAGTAAAGTTGAGAAAGTATTCCAGGTTGCCGACCAGAAGAATGTCGGCATGGTCGTGGCGTATCCTATAGAACTTACTGGTCAGTATTATCTTGCGGCAATTCCTAATCCAGACACTAGCGAGTTTAAACCTGAACAGTGGATTACTCTTGATGCAGCCAAAGCGGCGTTTGTTTCTGGTGCCTTGGTAGTTTGCTTTATCGATGGATCGGATAAAGAATATGATCGTGTTGCTACTATGAAGGTTGATGCCACCGATGGTACTTACTTTGAGTACAATGGTGAGGAGCTTCTTATCGTCATAGAGGGACTTCCTCTGGGTTAATTCCTCAAAATGGCAAGATTCGCTGGTAAAGTCGGGTTCATAGTAACCAAAAAGACTCATTTGGATGTGTACGAGGAGCTTCCGGTAGAACGTACCTATTATGGAGATCTTCTTCGAAACACAAGAAGAATGCAGGATTCCGGAACGCTGAACGACAATCTTGTAATTTCAAATGAAGTATCCATAGTAGCGGATCCGTTTGCCAGGGAGAACTTCCATAATATTCGATATGTAGTGTACATGGGAACTAAATGGAAGGTTAATTCTGTTGACGTCCAGTTTCCGAGATTAGTTTTGTCTTTGGGAGAGGTGTACAATGCGTAATCGAAAGGATCTTCACGACGTTTTGCAGGAGGCATTGGGAGAAGAGTTTAAGTGTAATCTCTACTACCAGCCTCCTGCTTCTGTCAAGATGTGCTATCCGTGCATTCGATATTCTAGGACTCATATACTTAATAAGTATGCCGATAATGCTCCATATGCACAGGGTCATTCTTATGAAGTGATGGTTATAGATAAGAATCCGGATAGCCCTATTGTTAAAAGGGTCTCGCTGCTTCCGCAGTGTAGACATGATCGGCATTATACAGCTGATCAATTAAATCATGATGTATTTACAATTTTCTATTAAGGAGGAAAATTATGTCTAAACTTGTTTGGGATCAGACTGGCGAAAGATTCTATGAAACTGGTGTTCGGAACGTAGTTCTTTATGTCCAGAATTCTGATGGTACTTATGGCAAGGGTGTTGCCTGGAATGGTGTTACGGCTATCACGGAGAGCCCCTCCGGTGCCGAAGCGACCGCGCTGTATGCTGATGATATCAAGTATCTGAACCTCATCTCCAATGAGGAGTTCGGTGCTACGATCGAGGCTTATACGTATCCTGATGAGTTTGCTGAGTGTGATGGTTCTGCCAATATCTTTACTGGTATTACTGTTGGCCAGCAGGCTCGTAAGGCGTTTGGTCTGTGCTATCGTACGGCCATTGGTTCCGATACTGATGGCAATGATCATGGCTACAAGCTGCACATCATCTATGGTGCGAAGGCTACTCCGTCTGAGAAGGCCTATTCTACCATTAATGATAGCCCCGAGGCCATTACTTTCAGCTGGGAGCTGAGCACTACTCCTGTGTCCTTCACGACCAAGTCCACTGGTGGTACGATTCTTAAGCCCACTGCCACGATTACTATCGACTCCACGAAGGTTAATGAGACTAACATGACTGCTCTCGAGAACTATCTGTATGGTGTCGATGCTTCCTCTGGCGTGTCTGCCTCTGATCCTGGTCTGCCGCTGCCCGATACGCTTATCGGTCTGCTGTCTGCTCAGAACTAAGTTTTATATTTGGGGCCTCTTTTTAGGGGCCCCTTCTTTTATTAGAAAGGAGATTTATTAATGCTTAAAAAGACTATTACTTATACTGATTATAATGGTGTTGAGCGCACCGAGGATTTCTATTTCAACCTTACGAAAGCTGAGATTATGGAAATGCAGCTTTCTACTACCGGCGGTCTGGATGAGATGATTCAGAGAATAATCGCCACCCAGGATGTGCCGGCAATTGCCAAGATCTTCAAGGATCTCGTACTTAAAGCTTATGGCCAGAAGAGTCCTGATGGCCGTAGGTTTATCAAGAGTCAGGAACTCACTGATGAATTTTCTCAGATGGAAGCTTATTCGGAGCTTTATATGAGTCTTGCCACCGACGCGGATGCTGCATCTGCTTTTATTAATGGCATTGTTCCTAAGGATGTAGCCGAAAGGGCTGCAGAAATTCAGAAAAACCAGCAGGCTTCTGAATAATGTTAACAATAATCGTTCCGGGTAGAGAAGCTTGGGACGAAGCAACTGAAAGTTTTATAAACACAAAGACTTGTAAACTCCAACTAGAGCATTCATTAGTTTCGGTTTCGAAATGGGAGTCTAAGTGGTGTAAGGCTTTTCTAAGCGAAATAAATGATAAGTCCCAAGAAGAAGTAATAGATTATATTCGGTGTATGACTATTAATCAAGTTGATCCGAATGTTTATTATTTGCTTACTAAAGAGAATATTAGGCAAATAATGGATTATATTAATGCCCCGATGTCTGCTACTACATTTTCTGAAATGCCAGGAGCAAAACGAAGCAGGGAAGTTGTTACATCAGAATTAATTTATTACTGGATGGTAGCGTCCCAAATACCTTTTGAATGCCAAAAATGGCATCTAAATCGGTTGTTAAATTTGATACGTATTTGTGGTATTAAAAATCAGCCGCCAAAGAAAATGAAACGGAATGAGATTTTAAGTCGGAATGCGTCATTAAATGCCGCTCGTAGAGCAAAACTTGGGACCCCTGGTTAAAACAGAAAGGAGGGGAGAGCATGATTACATTTCGAACAAAAGGCGATTTAAGTAAAACGCAACGATGGATGATAAAAGCACGAATGGCTTTGAAATATGGAAACATAAATGCATTAGCACAGAAAGGCGTCAATGCTCTCTCCTCTGCTACTCCTGTTGACACTGGAAAGACAGCGGCTTCATGGGAGTATAACGTTGAAATAAATAGCGGCCATATGGCTATTCGCTTTTATAATACAAATTATTCAAAATGGGATACACCAATTGTCATATATCTTATGTATGGGCATGCTACTAGAAATGGTGGATGGGTTCCACCAAATGATTTTGTTACTCCGGTATTAAGACCTTTATTTGAGGAAATTGCTAAAGACATGTGGGAGGAGGTTGTATCCGTTAGATGAGTAATGTAATTGATAAAAATGATTATATAGTTTCGATGGAGTTTGATAATTCAAAATTCGAATCTAATGTTGAAACTTCATTGAAAACGATTGACAAACTTAAAGGCAAATTAGATTTTAAAGATTCGTCTAAAAGTTTGGTCGAATTAGAAAAAGCTGCTGGAAAAGTAGATCTTGGTCCTATAGGAAAATCTATAGATGCCATTCAAGACAAATTCAGCGCCCTAAGCATTATTGGATATTCTGCTCTTAATAAACTAACTAGTTCAGCAAT